TCTGTACCTCCATCTAAGAAGCGTTAATACAGATGAAGTTTTATCATAAGTATAAAGTAGAACTAGAAGCTAAGGGTTATGTCGTAGATGAGCATGGTTATGTGTGGGATCACATGGGTAACCAGTCTGCAGGTGAAGACAACTATGGTAACGTACAGAGTAAAGACCCTAACGTCACTGAGATCTGTCGTGTAGCAGAGTTAGAACAGTCAAAGCCTAAGCCTAAGAAGGTTAAAGCTAAGAAAGCTGCAGAGGAAGAGTAATGGCATTAGTATCGCAGGGCAGGAATGCTCGTAAAAGATCTATATGGGGTCACAACACTACAACAAGTGTAGAGACCGTCTATACCTGCCCTGCGAACTGTGTTGCAGAGTTGAACTATCTACATATTCACAACAGCCTAGGCAACACTGGTATCACTATTCAGTGGTATATTTCTGCTGATAATTATACATCACACTATCTAGAGGGTAAAAACCTAGGTGCAGGTGAGACACTAACATTCCCAGATATTCAGCTTGTACTACAGGCTGGTGACAAGATTCAGGTAATGCCCTCTGTAGCGGCACATGTTGATACTATTCTGACTGTAACTGAGACCTTTGTTCCTGTAGGGTAACGGGTATGCAGTATTAGTAAGTACAAAACACAAGATGCTTAGATATAACTACGTGTATAATAGGGTTGCGCTGTGCAGTCCTTACATACAAAGGTTATATAACTATGCTAAACAAACTCAAAGCAGCTATCCTGCGCTTTCATCAGGGTATCGTAAAGTCTCAACAACGCCGTGCTGACTTCTTCATCTTGACTCACATGACAGATGCAGAACTTAGAGACATTGGTGTAGCTCGTGGTGAGATTAAAGAACGCTACTACGCTAAGGATTAAGGTGCTTGCTATTAAGGTTGTACTGAGTATAACTATATGCAAGCCTAATTAAAGAGGACAACTTAATGGCAAGAAATCTAACAGAGAATCAGCAAAAGTTTCTAGAAGTACTCTTCGACGAAGCTGGCGGTGACGTTGTTCTTGCCAAGAAGTTGGCAGGTTATAGTGAAAACACGCCTACACGCTTGATTGTAGAAGCACTTAAAGATGAGATCAATGACGCAACACGCACCTACTTCTCTCGTACTGCACCAAAAGCTGCTATGGCTATGGTTAACGCTTTGTATGATCCTACAGAGCTTGGCATAAAAGAGAAGATGGCTGCAGCTAAAGACTTGCTAGATCGTGCAGGACTTGGTAAAGTAGACAAAGTAGATGTTTCCTCTTCTGGGGGTGGCATCTTCTATCTTCCACCTAAAGAAGGTAATAATGAGTAACAGTGTCTTTTGATTATGATAGAGATCTAGGCTTCTGGGAGTTACCTAAGCCTAACAAGGGTAGAGAACGTGAGTGGCACGTTATAGCTAGGGTAGGTTATAGGACTATACCTTTCGGTTATGAGGTACATCCAGAGAATGAAAAGCTCCTAGTCCCTATCCCTGACCAGCTTGAAGCTTTAGAGCTTGCAAAGCGTCACTTAAAGCAGTACTCTTTTAGAGATGTATCTCGCTGGCTTTCTAAACAGACAGGCCGTTACATATCACATATGGGCCTAAAGAAGAGAGTTGAAATTGAGCGAAGACGTAAAAAAACTGCTGCAATTAAACGCAAGCTTGCCAAGCGCCTCGAAGAAACGCTACACGAGATCAAAAAACTCGAAGATCAAAACATCGGAGCCTACTCCCTCACAGGAGGTGAAGACACCTAAGCAGGTTGAAACCGTTTACGCTGAAGTTAAAGCTGCAGAGTATAACATCGAAGAAGCACAGGACGTTGTATTCAAGCCTAACGCAGGGCCACAGACAGCCTTTCTAAGCTCCTCTGAGCGTGAAGTACTCTACGGGGGTGCTGCGGGTGGCGGAAAGTCTTATGCGATGCTTGCAGACCCCTTACACGGCCTCAATGACCCTAACTTCTCTGGTCTGCTAGTACGACATACTACGGAAGAACTACGAGAGCTTATCCAGAAGAGCCAAGAACTATATCCCAAGGCTATTCCTGGCATTAAGTGGTCAGAGCGCAAGTCACAATGGACTTCACCTCGTGGTGGTAGACTCTGGATGTCTTACTTGGATAAAGACATGGACGTTATGCGCTACCAAGGTCAGGCGTTTAACTGGATTGGCTTCGACGAACTTACTCAGTGGGGTACTCCCTACGCTTGGAACTATATGCGTTCACGACTACGTAGTTCTAGTAAAGAGTTAGGTTTGTATATGCGAGGTACAACTAACCCTGGTGGCGCTGGGCATAGTTGGGTTAAGAAGATGTTTATTGACCCTAGCCCTTCTGGTAAAGCTTTCTGGGCTACGGATATTGAGTCTGGTGAAACCATTACGTTTCCTAAAGGCCACAGTAAAGAAGGTGAGCCTCTATTTAAGCGTAGGTTTATTCCTGCAAGTTTGTTTGATAACCCTTATCTGTCAGACTCTGGTGACTATGAAGCTATGCTTTTGTCTCTTCCTGAGCATCAGCGTAAGCAGCTTCTAGAGGGTAACTGGGATATTAACGAGGGTGCAGCGTTTCCTGAGTTTGACAGGAACAAGCATGTAGTAGAAGCTTTTGACATTCCAGAGTCTTGGCCTCGGTTTAGAGCCTGTGACTACGGGTATGGTTCCTTCACTGGTGTTTTGTGGTTTGCTGTATCACCTGCTGAGCAACTTATCGTGTATAGAGAGTTGTACTGTTCTAAAGTTACTGCTTCTGATCTAGCAGATATGATCTTAGACTTAGAAGCGGGTGATGGTAAGATACTATATGGTGTTCTTGACTCCTCCTTGTGGCATAACAGGGGTGATACTGGTCCTAGCCTTGCAGAGCAGATGAACATGAAGGGCTGTAGATGGAGGCCTTCTGATAGATCTAGAGGCTCTCGTGTCTCAGGTAAGAACGAAATACACAGACGTTTACAGGTTGATGAATATACAGAAGCCCCACGTCTCGTATTCACTAGCAATTGTACTCATACTATAGCTCAAATCCCATCTATACCTCTAGATAAGCGTAATCCAGAGGATGTAGATACAAACTCAGAAGACCACCTTTATGATGCCTTGCGCTACGGTATTATGACTAGACCACGCAGCAAAAGCATATGGGATTACGATCCTGCAACACAACGCACTGGTTTTCAGGCTAGTGACACAACATTTGGATACTAAGTATGGCAGAAAATGATGAAATGATGTTCGAGACGGACGATGTTGTTGCAGCAGAGGACGGTAAGGACACTCTATTTACAGCAAGTAGTGTAGTTTCATACGTTACTGACAGGTTCACTAGAGCAGAAGATGCTCGTCTAGGCGATGAAGAGCGTTGGCTTAGAGCTTATCGCAACTATCGTGGCTTGTATGGTCCAGATGTTAAGTTCACTGACACTGAGAAGTCTCGTGTGTTTGTAAAGGTAACTAAAACTAAGACACTTGCTGCTTATGGTCAGATCATTGACGTACTGTTTGGTAACAACAGGTTCCCAATGAGTGTAGATCCTTCTATTCTACCTGATGGTGTCGTAGAATCTGCTCATATCAACATTGATCCTAATGCGGAACAGGCTGGTGACGCCCTTAAAGCTGTTACCTCTGATCCAGCATCTAAGCCTTACTTGATTGGCCCAGATACTAAGCTTATGCCCGGCGAGACACTTACTTCATTGAAGGATCGTCTTGGCCCACTAAAAGAAAAGCTTGCACCTATTTCTGATAAGATCATTGAGGGTGTAGGTACTACAGCTACTACTGTAACATTCCACCCAGCTATGGTTGCAGCTAAGAAGATGGAAAAGAAGATCCACGACCAGCTTCAAGAGTCTGGCGCTTCTGTTCACCTTCGCTCTATGGCGTTTGAGATGGCTTTGCTTGGCACTGGTGTTATGAAGGGTCCATTTGCTGTAGATAAGGAGTATCCTAACTGGGACGAAGAGGGCAACTATGAGCCTCTCATTAAGACTGTACCTGAGTGTAGCCACGTTTCTGTATGGAACTTCTACCCAGACCCAGAAGCATCATCAATGGCAGATGCAGAGTATACTGTAGAACGTCACAAGATGTCTCGCACACAGCTACGTGCATTGAAGTCTCGCCCATACTTCATGAAAGAGGCTATCGGTACAGCTATTGATAGAGGTGCAGACTACATCCAGAAGCACTGGGAACAGGCTATGGAAGATGCCTCTACTCAACCAGAGTCAGAGCGTTGGGAAGTCCTAGAGTTCTGGGGTTTTGTAGATGTTGATATTCTTGAAGAGAATGGCATCAAGATCCCTAAAGAGTATAAAGATCTTGATGAGCTTAATGCTAACGTATGGGTGTGTAACGGCGAAGTGATCCGTCTTGTGCTTAACCCATTCAAACCTGCACGTATTCCTTACTACGCCGTACCATATGAGCATAACCCTTACAGCTTCTTCGGTGTAGGTATTGCTGAGAACATGGACGATACTCAGACGTTGATGAACGGCTTTATGCGTATGGCTATTGATAACGCTGCAATGTCGGGTAACTTGATCATTGAAGTAGATGAGTCTAACCTAGTTCCAGGACAAGATATGTCTATCTACCCAGGAAAGATCTTCAGGCGTCAAGGTGGCGCTCCAGGACAGGCTATCTTTGGTACGAAGTTCCCTAACGTAGCACAAGAGAACATGCAGCTTTTTGATAAGGCTCGTGTACTGGCTGATGAGTCTACAGGCTTCCCTAGCTTTGCACATGGTCAGACTGGTGTGTCTGGTGTAGGTCGTACTGCTTCTGGTATCTCTATGCTTATGTCTGCAGCTAACGGTTCTATCCGCACTGTAGTTAAGAACGTAGATGACTACCTGATCAAACCACTAGGTAAGTCTTTCTTTGCATTCAACATGCAGTTTGACTTTGATCCTAGCATTCGTGGTGACTTGGAAGTTAATGCTTCAGGTACAGAGAGCCTCATGGCTAACGAAGTACGCTCCCAGCGCTTGATGCAGTTCTTGCAGGTAGCACAGAACCCTGTCTTGGCTCCTTTCGCTAAGATGGACTACATCATTCGTGAGATTGCTAAGTCTATGGATCTTGACCCAGCTAAGGTTACCAACTCTATTACTGATGCAGCTATTCAGGCAGAGATCCTGAAAGGGTTCCAATCTGCACAGCAACCTCCTGCAGGTGGCCCAGCGCCACAGGGACAGGGTCCACAGGGCGTTCAGGACTCTTCTGGTGGGGGTGGTTCACAAATAGGTGTAGGTACTGCTCCAGCACCAGGAGAAGATGGGTTCAGTGGCAATGTCGCTTAAAAAGCTAGTCAATGATAAAGCTATCTGGGATGCGCTTATTGAGGAGTTAGATGGGCGCATCTCTGGTACACATAAAACCTTAGAGAGTTTGACGGATACTTCTGAGATATATAGATGTCAGGGTTACATCCAAGCTTTACGGAAACTAAAATACTTGAGGGATGTAGTCAATGGCTGATGATACGGGTGTAAAAGACCAAATGACTGGACTATTAGGTAGTACTGAAGAGGAGTGGTCAAACTATACGAACAAACTTGCTTCTGAGTCTGAACCCCTACCAGAGACTACCTTTAGAGATGTAGCTACCTTCGTTGGTGAGATGACACCTATTATTGGTGATGCTATGGCAGCTAAAGATGTTTATGATGAGCTTAACAAAGAAGAGCCTAATTATTACTTAGCAGGGGCTTTAGGTGGGGCTACTATTGTAGGCCTTGTCCCCGGCTTAGGTGATGCTGCTTCTGCCGCCATTAAGAAGGGTGCTAAAGAAGTATTTGATGTAGCTAAGCGGGTAGAGGACAATCCTAATGCTATGGGTTCTATGGGTGGTAACATCTCCTTGAAACCCAAAGAGGTAGACCTTCCAGATATAGAATTACCTCCCGCTGAAAATGCAGCTAGAACACAGATTGCAGGTACGTTACCTACATATAAAAAAGCAGACACCCTTTTAAATGATGCAGTAGGGGAGGGTAGAACTCTAGACTTTGGGGCAGGATTGGGTTTATCTAAAAAAGAGCTAGGCTTTGATACATATGAGCCATTCCCAAAAGCAGACTTTACACCTGATTTTATTTCTCCAGAAGATATTCCATCTAACTCATACAAAAAGGTTACAAACCTAAATGTTCTAAACGTAGTACCTCGTGAGGTTAGGGATGGTATAGTTATGGATATTGGCCGTATTCTTGAACCTAATGGTGTAGCTGTAATAACTACTCGTGGTAGAGATGTAATGGCTGCTAAAGGTACTCCTGGACCTGAGCCTATGTCTATCATTACATCTATGGATACATATCAAAAAGGTTTTACTCAGCCTGAACTTAGATCCTATATAACAGAGGTTTTAGGTAATGGTTTTGAAGTAGCAAACAACAAGCTTGGTGCTGCTGGTGTTACAATACGTAAGCTACCTACAGAAACTAATGATACAGGATTCGCTGAAGGTGGCCTTGTTAAAAAGAGACAGCAATATGCAGAAGGTGGATTAACAATGGATGATCAAATGGAAACAGTGTTTAAATCCTCTAGAGCAGAAGTAGATCCAGTATCTGGTAATGAAGTACCTCTAGGTGCTAGACCTGAAGAGGTTCGGGATGATATCCCAGCTAACCTCAGTGAAGGTGAATACATTGTACCTGCTGATGTTCTACGCTACTATGGCGTTAAGTTCTTTGAAGATCTCCGTATGCAAGCTAAGCAAGGCTTGCAATAGCTAGACGAAGGTGGTCGTGTAGGTGGTGAACCTTCAGGTATGGAAATGGG